ACGCCGCCTGACATTGCACCGAGGCCCATACCCAAGATAGAACCGAACGGATCAGCCTGATTCTGGTCAGCGTTATAGGCAGAAGTCTGGGAGTTCAAGATAGCACCCTGACCTTGGATACCCATCTGCGCACCTTGGATGCCATACTGAGCACCTTGACCAAACGCTTGGCTAAACTGGTTACCAGCAGCCATGGCTGTGTTCATACCGGCGGTACCGGCATTTGTAGCACCAGAGTATGCACCAGTCGACGCACCAGCCAGACCACGGCCCAGACCAGTTACGTCCATCTTACGAGCCCAGCCCAGCTGTTCAGCTTGGTTGCGAGCACCAGTGGCAGAGCCTGCACGCAAAGAAGCCAGAGCCAGAGCATTCTGGTTACCCATGGCCAGAGCGTTGCCGGAGCCGGGGCCCACGCCTCGACGGGCCAGATCACGGTTTGTAGCGCCTTGAGCGGCACCAAACGCACGCGCTGCATCTGCAGCCGCCTGAGAAGCCAGTTGCTCTCTGTAGGCCTCTGTATCGAAGTCTTGGGCTTGGCGCACTAGACCCTGCTCTACCGGTCGGAACGTGCCCACCTGATAGTCGTAGTAGTCTTTGGCTTGCTGCATCTGCTGCTCTTGAGCTGCAATCTGAGAGTTGGACACACGCTCGGCCAAAGGCTTCATTTCCTCGTACTGCCGCTGGGCAAAGTCCATTTGGCGGTTACCGAGTTTTTCAGCTACAGCGACACCCCTCTCGGTGGCAGCTGCCATTGCGCTATAGTCTGGTGGAGGACTAGATTTACCGCCCATAATTTACTCCTTGCGCAGCCAGCGACATTTGTCAGGCCACAATACCAAAATGTGCATGTCGGCACCGGGGGCACCGTCTTTCATAACAAACTCTTCCTCAAAACCAAGATGTTTGTCAAATGCCAGTATTTTAGGCTCATTTGATGGAACCATGCCAGTTAATCTTTTCAGACCGCACTGATTGAACGCATAGTCGCATACCGCCTCAAACAACGGGACAATCTGTTTTGTCTGCTGAGCAATAGCAATATGGCACGTCGCGTTAGCGCCGTTGTAGTTATTTATGACCACTCCAGCTAGGATGTCGTCACCACTCATAACCCCCATAGCGTAGAAGCTACCCCAGTCAGCATTGTGGTTTACCTGCTTGGCTACCCATGCGCCAACGCGTTCTTTCTGGTCAAAGACTAGATGAGCCACGGATTACCTATTGGAGTCGTTCAACTATCGCGTTTAACTGCGCAATTACCTCAGCAAGCGTAGCTGTGGGAGCCAGTGGGGTGAGCCTAGGCACGTTCTTGGCCTGAGCTGTTATGGCATCCAAGTTCTGCTTGATGGAGGACAGGGCCCGATCTAACTCAGGGCGTCCTGTCTTCACTGCCGGAATAGCTGCTTTTGTCATGCTGAAGTCTGTGAAAGTTCGGCTACGGATTCTGCTACGGTAACACTATATACCTTTACAGAAGCGCTCAAGCCTACAGCATACACCTCGCTACTAACCCCAGCTGGCAAGCGGAAGAACTTGGCTGACGTCACGTTCTTGGTGTAGATTGGCGTGCCATTGTCATACAGCGTGAACTGCACTTGACGCTGGGTATCCAGCTCCACAGGCTCGATGTAGCTACCGTTAACCTCAAAAGCCAGCAGCTCAAAACCGTTCAGGTCACCAGAGACAGCATCGGCTCCAGCAGCAATGAGCGCCTCGTTCTCTGCGATCTGGCTAGTGTCAATTGGCACAATGGCGTTGTAGTCAGCATGGACTTGAGCCACCGAGAACTTGACCGGTGCAGGGAACTGCATATCCACGCTTTGCCAATCGCTCTCATAGTAACGGCCAGTATCAACATCCCACTCGTAGATGATGTCGTCTTTGGCCACATACAGCTTACCGTCAAGATCGTTGCGGTACAAGGCGTGAGCGGTCTCGTCTACCTCAGTGATGCTGTCAGGCTCGCCAATGTCGATAATCAAAATGCGGTTGTCGTCTTGTCCGATGTAGTTGGCGTAGTAGTGGCCGTCATGAAACGCCGCATCAAACGTCGATGGGTTAAGGCGTGCCCACTCCACCTCACGGTACAGCTTGCGGGTAATGCACTGCACTTGCTGAGTAGACACCAGCCACAGGCCGTCAAAGCTAGGGTAAATGGCACCGCTACCGATGTCGACGACACCGCGCTTAGACACGCATGGCGCGTAGGTTTCCAATGTACTACCGCTCATCGCTTCTGGGTCAGAGCCTGTGTACAAAATAGGGAACGTCTCAGTCAACACGATCACAGAGTTGCTGGCAGCAATGGCAGATACACCCACACCAGAGAACGCGTAACGGTTGCGGATAGGCCACGAGTACGGCATGTATGGGTCACTGAAGCACAGTTCGTTACCGGCGATACCTGCAAGACAGCCGTTGGGCAAGCTAATCAAACTTGTCAGGTTCTTTGGTGGCGGGGACGAATCAGCCGTAGGCAACACTTCACCGAGGTCAGCTGCAACTACAGTGTCAGCAAAAGTCGTAGTGGCCACAGGCACTTCACCAACGTACAAGAACGAGCCACCAGTGCCGACAGTGCGGTAGATGCGCTTGACCATGCCAGTGGTGTTGAACGGCGCGTTGCGAGTCCAAGTGCCGCCGGAGACGTATGTCTGAGTAGTTGTCAGCGCAACAGTAACTCGGTTTGTGGCTGTGTCCACAGACTCAACACGGAACGAGCCGTTTAGCGAAGTCATGCCAGTCACACCAGCAAAAGTCAGTGTGTCGTACTGAGCGATACCAAACACGGTGTTGAGCGTAACTCGAACAATGTCAGTGCTGATAACTGTAGCGCCCGTAACAGTGCCACTGTTTGGAGGAGCCGTCTGCATGCCGCTAATATTCCACGTAGCATTCAGGTGGCTGGTGTACAGGTTGGAAGGCGGCGATGGCGGAGATTCTTCACCAAAAGAAGTGACGTATGTGTAGACGTAAGAGCGTGACTCCGTAGTGCTGCTACCCCCAGTGTGGCTTACTGTTGGAGCTGTTGTAGGTGCTGCAGTGCCCAGTGCATACCAAGCCGTAGGGTATGGTGCTGACGCGATGGCCAAGTCGTATGAGGACATGCGAGGCTCAAAGTCATCGCTTGTGAAGTAGATTCGACCGTATGGGTCGTTGGCGTTAGGCGATGGCACAACATCTACGTGCTCAGACCATGTCAGCCAGTTGTCAGTAAACGAGCCACTGCGCGTAGCGCGATAGCGGTAGATGGTCTCAAGAGGTCGGTTGGCGTCGTACACCCGGCCAATGCCAGACAGCGGGTCCAGACTGCCAGCAGTGATTTTGCAGTTGAGGGCGCGTGCAGCGTTGCTAGGCTTCAGCAACCGTTCGCTAACCCGTGGGATTTGCCCACGAAAAGCCTTGATGTGTACTGCTGTCATATTTTGTCCGTCGGTAGATGTTAGTTACGGATTATGCAAGAGCGCCGTATCTTGTACCAGTGGCAACCCAAGTGACGTTACTGTTTCCAGAAACCGCAGCACCGCCTGCGCCACCCGCGTAACCAGAGTAGTTGTAGTTTCCGTCCACAGTACCACCAGCGTCACCAGCAGAACCCCAGTTGCCGCCTCGCCCGCCGGGGGATGACAAACGACCGCCCCAACCCCAGTTAAATGATGCACCGGGGGTTTCGTAGATTCCGTCTCCGTTGGAGTCTGACGATGGGTACGCAGAACCGCCAGCGCCACTAGATGGGTTAAGACCGCCTGCAGCAGCGGTAAGGCCAGATGCACCACCAGAGCCAGCCATACTTCGACTGTAGCCGTTCCAAGCCCAATAAACACCAGCGCCACCGCCGCCACCGCCGCCTGCAAGAGTACCGTTGTTGGTAACAGTAGCTGCTGAGGCAACTAACAAGGCAGGACCTCCGGCGGAACCAGCCGAAGTAGTGTCGCCACCACGACCACCCATGCCAAGAATGTAACTGTTGTTTATAAACGACACACCATTAGGGAACGAGCCGTTAATTGTCAGGGCTGCAGTAGCGGTTGTGTTGGAACTGAGAATTGCACTGTTAGTGGCTAACAAAAAGTCCGAACCATTCCAACCAGCGGCTAGTGCCAAATCGCGCAAATTCTGCGGCGTGCTGTAGTTGGTACTAATAGTGAACGCAAACTGGCGCACAGCCCCGTAAAACTGCGATAAGCTCACCTGCCCGCTGACTGGCACACCGGTATTGTTAGCAGTGACATATGCGCCGCCACGGTAGTACTCAGACAAGCTGACAGGGTTTGACCCACCAAACTCAGTTTGGAGTTGAGCTAGCGACATCGGGCCGGAGCCGGGTAGTGCCATGGTAGCTCCTTATGGGGTGCCGTAGCCGGTAACGTTGCCAGTAACAATCATGTTGCCGGACGAGTCAATAGAGAATTTAGCTACACCGCCGTAGCGGAACACCAGTTTGCCGGACAGTTCTACAACAGTCCAGTTTGTAGTGGCCAGTGATCCAGCGCTGCCGGATGTGTTCCCAGTTACATTACCCGTCACGTTGCCAGTGACGTTGCCGGTTAGATTGCCAGTGACATCGCCCGTTAACCCACTGGTAAAAGTAACTTCTTCAGTAAACGATGTAACACCAGCAAAAGTCTGAGCACCAGCAAATTCATTGGTGCCGCTGAAAGTGTTGTCGCCCGTAAACACGTTGTTTGCATCTGCGATAGCGAGCGCGGACTGCACGTCTTCAGCTGTAAGGCGCAGGCCAATAACCGTACCAGAAGGAAAAGCTCTGGCAGTAGTTCCGTCGTACCCACGGATTACGTTGGTCAAAAGGCTGGAGCCCGCAGCGCGAGAACGCACAGCAACAATTTCCACGTTGCCGTTGGAGTCCTGCAAGGTCAGTTTAAACCAGTCGTCAACAGACGGAATAGAACCAGTGCCCACGTTAGCTACGGGGAACAAGTCGGACTTCGTTGCGTCAATAACAATAGAAGTGGCATCAGCCGTAATGGACGATGTAATTGTTGCGCGTGCGTTGTTGGTGAATAGCTGTGCCATGGTGTTCTCCGTTTACGCCGTGCGTTTCCACATATACACCGTGATGTACGGCTGAATGTTGGCGTTTGTTGCGCTTGAACCGCTGGTGTCAACAGTAACGCTGTGGTTGTGGTTTGCCGATACGCCACCAATAGAAGTAGAGGCGGAAATTCCAGTGCTAACAGTTTCTGTATAAGAGTTACGCCCGCCACCATAACCGGTGTCGTTGACAATACGATAAGAGCCTTGGACGCCAGCGTTACCGTAGCCATCGTTAATACCAGCCTGAGCACTTACGCCAGTGAGATGTCGGTGTCCGGGGTCCGAAATAGTAGTTGTAGCCGTGTGGCTGTGATCTGCGCTCTGGTTGCCAGTAGAAGCAGTATGGGTGTGCGACACCAACGTAGCGTCGTAGCTACCGCCAGTCTCTTCGGCTGAGTTAAATAGCGAATTTGCAGCATCAAAGCCAACGGGGACCCTACCAGCACCAAAAGCAACCCAAGTACCAACTCCAAATAATGTGCCCGGATTAGTGTTGTTGGTTGCGTTCGTGTAAATCGAGCCGACCGGATATAGCAGGTTAATAATGCCAGCGCCAGTAATTGGGCCGGAAAATGTATTGGTGCCGCTAAACGTATTGTTACCAGTGAATGCGTTATTCTGACCAGCTACACCGAGGGCAGACTGCAAGTCGGCAGCAGTTACGCGCAGACCAACAACCGTGCCAGCCACAAAACTCAAGGCAGCTGTACCCTCTTGGCCACGAATAACGTTCGAGAACACACCAGAACCAGCCGTACGGGTTCGCACGTAGACGATCTCAACATCACCGGCAGAATTTTGCAACGTAGCTTTGAACCAGTTAGTTGCTGCTGGCAGGGATGCAGACCCCGTATTAGCGATCGGAAACAGGTCGGCCTTAGACGACTGAATAACTAACGAGGTGTCGGAGTAGCTGATACCAGCTACCAGCAGAGCTCTAGCGTTATTTGAAAACTGTTGTGCCATCTAGGCCTCCTGTGAACTGGCCAATTGTACTCGTGGGGTTGTTAGCCACCAAGTACTTCAAGCGCGTGAGCGATGTGCTTTTTGCGGTCGTCCAAGCCAATGGTTCCGCCGTTGATCTTCTTGGTCATGCCCTCAATGTCGCCAGAGTCAGCAAACGCATTAAGTTTTTGGCGATTCCAGAACCAGCCCGCAGTCAAGGCCGCATACTTTGGCTGACCCACCAACTCGGGGTTGTTAATGAGATCAGCGCCCAAGGCATCTCCAGCTTGGGTGTAATTTGATTTGCCAGTCAATTGAATGAGGCCACGGCCTTTGTACTTAGCGCCCTCACCAAACTCAGTGTTGCCTAAGTTTTTACGGCCAAAATCGCCACCATAAATCACGTTTGCAATACCGTCTTGGTCAGCTTTTTGTTTGATGTCATCGCGTCTGCCAAGGCGTTTGCAGTCCGCCTCGCTAATACGAGAGCGCCCGAACAGCTTCATCAACGCATCAGACTTGTAGTTCAGGTTCTCTTGCAATACCTTGAAGTTGCCAGACTCGTGAGCACACTGGCCAATGAACGCAGCCATACGCGCAGGTGTATTGATCTCGTAGCGGGTAAAGACTTCGTTGAGTGGGTCCAGCCAGTCGGCAAACAAACCCAGCTTTTCGACTTGTTCAGCAGTAATCATTTTTTACCTTTCATGTCCATAATCTTTTCGAGCGTCCGACCACCGAAGTAGAAAGACATAATCAGCATACCCCACTGGCCTAGCAGCTCGACATAAGCCTGATTGGTGTTGTAGTTAAAAGCAGACATCATGGCGAATGTGGAATACGCCAGCAAGATGAAGATCAGCGTCAGAGGGCGAATGTTTTTGGACAGCCAAGAGTCGCTACCCATGTCCGCCTTCAGGCGCTCGGTCAAGTTATTCTGCTCGGTCTTGTAGAGGTCAGCCTCATTGGCCATCTTGGCCAACTCACCGTCTTGCGCCATCTTGGCCAGTTCAAACTGCGCCTTGGCTTTAGCCTCTGGGTCGGGGATGAGCTTGTCTACCAGCTTGCCGCCGATGTTTAAGATTGCGTCGAGTCCGATCATGAAGCCTCCTTAGTCGTTCATCTTGCCACGGATATAAGCAGTCGCGGCCATGAAAGCGACGACGATGGTGCCCATAGAGCCGCAAAACACCGTAGCCAATCCAACAATGGCGGTTACTTTGTCCATCTCAATAAACGGAGCACACAAGAACACGATGATGGCAAACGGCATAAACATAGCAACCCAAGCCATAACCCGCTGTTGGTCGGCCAGCTTGTCCATGTTTTCGATCTGCATCATGCGTTCAGAACGATTCAACTCGTCATCAGTCACGACGCCATCGCCGTCCACATCAAACTGGTTGTACTTGGAATCTTTTTCAAGGGCTTTAGTCATCACCACCTCCAAAGGGTATAAAAGATTTTATAAACGCAATCAGCGACTTTGAATCGTCAACTGGCAAGACATAGAGGATGTCCAACAAGTGGTGGACGAGGATAAGAACGCAGCAAGTTTTGAGGAACCGGTCAAACCCAAGCTTCCAGTCTGCGCCAACATCAAACCACTTGAGGAGCTTCCACACATCGTCAGCACCCGTTTTTGCGGCAAAAGGAGATCAGCTCCCAGCCGCCCCACATCAGGCCGCAGAAAATGGCGACTGAGATGGTGATAGCAATCGCCGTTTCAAGTTCCTCTTGGTCTTTTTGCTTCTTGCGCCGTGCGTCTTCTTTGGCTTTGCCAGCAGCCTTGGCGGCTTCTGCCTCCATCACCGTAGCCCGAGCCTTGATCTTCTGCCACACGTCCATCTTGTTGGCATTCCAAAACAGGCGCTTCAGGTCTTCTTCAAACTCTTTTTGGGAGTCAATGGCTAGTTCAATTTCCAGAGCCTTACCCATGGAGGAACCGCCAAATGTGCCAGCCTTGGCAGCTTCAGCAGAAGCAATAGCGTTGGCTTTGGCATCAAAGTATTTGCCCAGCATGGGGGCGAGCGACTCAACGCTCTGTGCGGTTGCACTGGCTTTTTTAACCAACGAAACCGCTTTGTTTACCGCGTCTAGCGCGGCTTCCGGATCAAGCAGCATGCCAATCATCGCATCACCCACTGAAGAATTGGAATAATTGAGAAAGCTGCCCAAATTGTCAGACAAGAAACGAGGGCAGCAGCTATGAACGCTATTGCCCAGTCTTTCATGACTTATCGGCTTTGCCGTCCAGTTTATCGAATATTTGACGTAGGATTTCTTTGATGTCCTTGATGTCCGCCCTGTAGTCGTCCTTTTGCACGTAGTCGTGCGGCAACTGTTTTTCGAGTGAACTCAAAGCATCTTCAAGTCGCTGCAATCGCTGCATGACTTGATAAAAGACAAAGACAGCCAAGAAACCGGCAACGGATACTACAAGGTTGAAAAGTTGTTGGTTGTCCATGTCAAAAAATCCTTTGCCAGAATTTTACTCTGTTACAAGTTGTCGGGCAATAATTTAATACTTGCCTTCACACCCATACATTACTCCAGTTTTAATTGCAGATGGGTTGTGCTATTGACAGTGGATCAACTCCAGCTGGAATCATGGACGGGTCGAGAATCTCGCCCGAGTCTTTGTCGCGCAGTGCATGGATGCAGTACGCCACCGTTTCATCGGTGAGCGCCTCGAGCTCATGCACTTTGTCTTTGTGGATGTAGATCATGTGCGGCGCAGCGAACTCGCTGGCCACGCCCTCGACCGTCACTTTCAGCTTACCCTTGGCCAGCAGAGTGAGGTGGTCGAACTGGTGGGTGTGCCCGATCTCTATGTCGCCAGCCTTCTGAAAGCGCATCATGCGAGAGAACAAATTGGCAACACATCCAATGTGTACGACTGGCTGGCTCATAAAACCACCTTTGGAATCTCACCCGAGGGTGGGGTGGCGGTCACAACCGCAGGTGGTGGTGGTGGTACGTATTCCTCAATAGGGCCATACTCACCGCCTGCGATGGCTGCAAAAATCGCACGACCGTGAGCCTCAACGTCTTGTGAGTCGGCTGTGAATGGAAGTTGCTCATCACCAAACTGAGATGTGGTGATTGTGCAGTCAATGCGTGTGTGCTCCGCATTAGACCAACGTGGGTTTGTAACCGAAGTCAGTGTTGTTTGCATTTTGTTCCTTTAAGAGATACGGAGCCAAAGGGTTGCCCCATATAGCCAACCACCGGAGTAGTTTGATTGTCTGTAATACGTGTAAGTGCCCATAGCTCTCCAAGTACCTGACTGCGCAGCCCCTCTGTCTAACGCCACAGCAATGCTGCTATTAAATCTGGCCGTTGCCGCAGTTGATACGGGGTTCAGGCTGCTCCCCGCAATAGTTCCGCCAAACGCTATGTCAGAGCTCCCTCCCGTTGCCAACATATACGTACCCACCGCACCGGCAGTAGCCCCTGCGGTTGCAGACAGAACTTGCGCTGTTGTTGGCGTAGAACTGACCGCCTGCCACGAGCCATCACCACGCAGATAGTTGCCACTGCCGGGGGTGCCAGTCGCGGACAGTTTTGCCATGGTCACTGCGCTGTTGGCAATCTTTGCGGTCGAGATGGACCCATCAGCAGGCACCGCGTTGGTGAGGTTGCCAGCGTCGACAGCCCCACCGGAATCGACGATCAGTCGCGCAATATTTCGTGCTTTACCCATACATTACTCCGGTTGTTCAGCAGGCAGTGGTGTATTCCCGGCTTCAAGCCACTTCAGGTACTC